AGTCGAAGGAGTATCGCGACCAGCAAAGCCAGATTGGCTACTAATAGTGGGTCGGAAAGTACGATCCGCAGAATCTGCTTCGACAAGGTCACTTCGAGGCCTCGAACTCACCAGTGTTGGGTTGCCGAAGAACTCGATGTTCTTGGCGATGTTCTGCATCATGTTGTCGTGCAGAACAATTTGCTCCATGAAGGGGTCGAACTCCCCTTCACCTTCAGTCCCGCTGGCGTTGGGCTTGTTTAAAACCTCAACAGCGGGAATGAAACCTAAGGTGTTATCCCGTGTGCTCTTAGGCATCAGGACAGCACCGGGTTCCAGGTCGAAACTCAGCTCTGTATCCGACTCGTACTCAGCAATCTTGTCGTCCGTAATTGAGATACGGACATAACGCTTATTCTTGCCGCCGTCTCCAGGGCTCATGCCAAGGCCGCCACGGACCTTGAAGCTATAGATGATTACGACTTCCTGGATATTCCCGTTGATATCGTGATAGACCCGGTACTGGTTTTTATTGAAGAAGTAAATCTGGTACTTCATTTTCGGATCGGGCCGAAAATAGAAGAGACCGCATCCGTCGATTAAGCAGTTGCGGATGATCGCTGGGAAGCGAACCTCCAGCTTATTAATCGCAACAATATCGGCAAGGAATTTGTTTCTAGCTTTATAGGTATCTTGGTCCGAGTAAAAAGCCAGACCCTTTTTGATCATCAGCAGAATCATCTGCTGAAGATGGCCTAACACCACCAGCGTGGCAGCCTGATGCGATCGATCTTGAGACCTTGCAGCCTCTAGGATCTCCTCGAACCGGTTTCGTACGCCGAGTGCATCTGCCATTTTCTGGGGGTTCTGTACTTAGAAATCAAAGCTCCCCGAAGGGAGCTCTCGATCACTTTTTAGCTTTAGCCTTACGAGCCTTACGCAGGGCTTCCATGCGCTTAGCTTTTGTCTCTTTGTCGCTCATGCCCTTGGTGTCCTCGCCTTTGGCTTCGGTTTCAGCGTTTTTCTTCTGAAACTTTTCCAGAAGCTCGGGAGGCATTTTATTACTCGCCATCGGGCAACAGGAAGCGTTTTACTCTCTCAAGTTTAAACAATTTTTCTGGGAGTAACTCATGCGAGTACTTCTTCAATCGGTGGTCCACGCGTCCTAAGGGATCCGTGGCGCCTTCCTTAGCTTCGTAGTTATCCATAAACTGCATCATCTCCTCGCTGAACAGAGGAGCAGCTGCGCTAGGAATAATGTCGTAGCAGTGAGCGAAGCTGCTGACCTTGGTCTTGATTCTCTTGGAATCACCCATCCAGCTGAAGTGCCAACCGGCATCGAGGTTGCCAATTTTCAGACCACCGGAAGTAGCCCGGATCTGGGAAAGAGTTGAATCATCCCGGACGTGGGATGAACGAACGAGAGTACCCGCGACCCACTCCATGGGTTTGTCCTCAGCGTTATGGCACTGAAGGTCAGCTCGGTTCATTAAAAAGGGCATCGAGAGCCGGACGTACTCAGTCGGGTTCTCGTCAGAAAGTTTTGCTGCTTCGAGCAGAGAGGAGGGACGTGCGATCTCATCGCAGTCACTAACAAAGAAAATGTGATCACCCTCGATCATCCGCATGGCCACGGCGAGTGCGTCTCGCTGGGCACGCTCACGAATCCAAGGATCAGGAGCGTCCTCTGGAGAAGGTAGTTCGACGTGCAGAACTTGGATCTTTTCCTCAGGGAGGCCGAGTTCCTGGATTGTTTTTACAGCACTGAATTCTTTTAGCTCGCCTTTGTGCGTGCGATCTGCGTCAGCGACCAGGAACAGATCTACAGTATCTTTAAGTGTTTCTACGCGTAGCTCGAGAAGCTCCTTCTCGTTGAAATAAGTGAAGCAGTCGATCAGCATAACGACAGTTCGAATGTCGCTATATTACTACGTCCTCCGGGACAATACCTCCGTCCAGGTAAACCGTAAGGGGAGGTTCAGATTGCCGAGCCTCACGTTCAAGCTTCGCTGCTAACGCCTTCTGAATAAGGTCTTCTTTGACCATTTCGGCGATTAGGTCTTCCTGGTTCATACGATGGGTCGATTGAGCTTGGCCAGAGCCCGTCTGATCAAAAAGTTTTTAAGCGTATCGACGTAACCTTCACCGACTTCCGTGGTAGGACGATCACCTGCTGTCCCTTTACGCACAGACTTGATAATCGTATCTGGGTCAACCCCGACAAGAACTTTCTCTCGGTACGACGTACCGGGATCTAAGTACCTCTTAAGGGCAGATGAAATATCGGAAGAAGCCATAACCCTTAAGCAATAAACCTATTTTAAGTACTACTTGGACTTATTCCGCACATAGGCGGAAGCTTTGCGCCTTGCTTCTCTGGCTTTTTCGGTATTAGGGACCTGAGTATTTACAGGTTTGTTCCCTGCCGTGGCGCGCTTTTTCTTTTCGTCGGTAGCACGACGCTCTTCAGCGGACATCGATGCCCACGCTCTCTTGGGGAGGTAGCGCTCTGTGCGTCCTTTTTCGCGAGCTCTATCAGCCATTTTTCTTTTTCTCGTACTCCTCGCGAGTCTGCCAATCCTCCTTACCCCAGCGAGTCAATTTGTTACTGCTGGATTTTTTGCCTTCGTACCTACCACCTGCTTCCTTGTAGTACTTGGTGGCGAGCTGCATGGCACGAGCGCTATGCCCTCCCATTTTTTTACGGGCTTTAGCTTTAGCAGCTGCCCATTTCTTTGGGTCGCGCTTTTTGGCTGTTCCCTCTTCTCTAGCCACGGCTCTCCTTAAACTTGCGAACTTTGGCCAGTGTTTCGGCTAGCCGAGCCTGCTTCTCGGTTCGAGCTTGGTAATCCTCAGGATTCTGAGTCACTTCGCGAGCGAACTCGGCTGTGGATTCTCCGTGCTCACGGGCTTTTTCACTAAAAGCACCGGGACGCTCGACTGCTCTTTCAATCCACTTTTTCATCGGACTCCTTAGTAGAGCACCACAGAGCTGACGGTGGAAACACCGCTAATTGCGGTCACTGCCAGAGGCAGGATCTCAGGGCTGTTAGCGGAAACGAAGCCCGACAGAGTAACGAAATTGCCGGTTTGGTCAGCAAGCTGAGCAACAAGCTGTTGGTTGTCGCCAGTAGCGTTGATGTAAATAGCACGTCCATTAGGACACACTGCGTCACTACCAGCAGCGACAGCAAGACCGCTGACGTAGGGGAGAAACGCAGACTGTCCGTAGATACTGCCTAGCGCTCGTACGTCAGACATCGTTATTCAAGGCTCTGAATAAGTTTAGCAAGATATTCCTGCGCCTTCCTTAAATCCTCCACGCCGTTCTTATCCTTCCAACGCCATAAATATTTCCAGATGTTCCCCATCAAGAAGCCTTTGTAACCCTCTGATCCGCATGAAGCCTGAATTAGCTCATAGCATTCCAAGCCGTTTTTGTTGTAGTAAGTCGGTCTGACCGCGTCAGTCACAGGGGTTGTACCAGTAAACGATGCCGTTTTGGGATTCTATATGCCTTCTCAGGCGATCAGCATCTGCTCTCGGGAGAGTCTCACATTTGCGGAAACCGTCGATGACGAAGCAAATATTGACGCGATTTGCGCCTCGACTAACCACTTGTAGCTAAGTGAAAAATCTCACTGCAGTCTAAAAGCCCCAAACCCCCTTGAGCAAATGCCAAAGAGTACTTATTGCCAAAGTGTTCAATAAGAGCATAATCAAGCACTTCAAACTTATCCTTCACCTTACGTAAAGGAACGCATCTTCTATGTTGATACCCCGTGGGTACGGATTCAAATGCGGTCCCCATTGAACTTCGATCAGCGATAGGCCAACCACGGAAGCCGACGACTGCTGAACTCATATTGTGATCGAAGCTCATCGACCGGATGTACTGGTTTGCTTCAGCCCAATCCAGAATCATTGCCCCGTAATACGGGTTGGAGCACTGGGAGAAAAAGTGAATCTCGTGGTCGACGATTAAGTGGACGGGTACAGGGAAATCGATATCGCCCCAAATTTTCCTAGTCGCCCCGCCAAGTGGATGTTTCTCCTGGTTATCGAACGGAATTCGCCGCTGCTCAAAGTTTTCGAAACGAACGAAGCCCGGCACCAAGCCCACACGGGATAAAACGGGGCGCCACTTTCTGTAGTAGTTCCAGTGGTGCTCCTTGATTCCCATATCATCTTCTTGATAAATAAAATAATCATATTCTCTGCTTAACACTGCAGAAGCTAAATCGTTTTTATGCGCCCAGGTCAAATACCATCCTTCGTAGGCAGGGTCAGCGACCTTGACGTTTACTTCGTAATTAACGACAGAAAACAGCTGCCGAAGGGTCTCGGCGTCGTCTTGAGCTTCGTAGTTGATATAGATATTTAGTTGAACGTCAGCTTCAAACTCCGCGTAGTTATAGGCAAGCTGCAATAAATTTTGTACGCGCTGCATCGGGTTATGCGCAGCGACAGCAACCCAGAGCTTTGGTTTCATCAGTACTCGATTGTGAACTGACCGCGACGCTGCAGGAACGCAATTAGCCATGTATAAGCGTCCAGCATGTCGTCGTGGGCGGTACTGCCGACGTTAATAAGCTGCTCGAAAAGAGCGTCAAATTTCCTGTACTTATTAAAAATAATTTTCTTGTTCTCAAGGAGACCAAGCGTCCCTCTGAAACGAGCGATCTTATCTCCCCTAAATCCCTTAACTTCATGGATATGCAGGTTCATGAGATCCCGCTCCTGAATCAAAATTCTCTTTAAGTCAGCAGCAAGGCTGGCCTGATATGCCACGGCTTCAACGACCAGCGTCACCGTGGAATACGTCGCCGCATAGGTATCTCCTTGCAGCTCAAGAATTCCCCACTCAGTTAGTAGGTCGCAAAGTAAATCAATCTTCTCTAGGTTCCCGACGGAGCGACACTGGTGGGCATCGATGATGTAGTACTTATCCCCGAGCCGCCCTCCAAGAACAAAAGCTGTGTAGTCCGATGTTTCGTTTTTGCTGGCTGAGAGGTCAATACCAACCGCCAAACTGTCGAACTCAGTAACGACCTCACCTTTAATCAGAAGATCGGGTGAGACGATCAGATCTGAGGTCATCACTGGCTGCTGCTGGTACTGGAAGGCGAATGCCACGGGGTCCAGTTCTTTCTGTTGCAGCAGGTAATCAGTACTCCATTGCTCGGGCCAATAGCTGACTGGATCCCCGTTATTCGCGTACGTAATAGCTTCCTGTTGTACCTGCTTCCATCCCTTCGATGGAACGAACATCGTTTTATGGATGTCGAGAGGGTGGAATCGAGTTCCGAGACAGATGGCTCTGCCGCCCTCAAAAATAATCGGAGCGATAACGGAGCTCCAGTTGTTGTTCATCTCCTCCCGGATAGTCGGGTTTTTGATGTCCGTACTCGATTTAATAGGGTCGTCTACGATAACAAGGTGTGCACGCTTAGACGTAATAGAGCCCCTAAGACCTGCAGCGCGCAGAGTGTACTCCTCGTCACCGACACGAGGAATGCCAGCGTAGTCAAAATCAACCGACCAACCGATATCAGACTGCATACCGTGCTTGAGACGGCAGCGCGGAAACACCTTTTTAAATTCTGAAGAATCGATGATCTGCCGAATGATCCGGCTTTTGGGAATGGCCGTCGCAATGTTGTAAGAGCAATAAATGATCTGCAGCGGCCTCTGCGCCGTTGTGTGCCTGCCGATGATCCACGCGGTGAAAAGGTTGAGCACGGTCGACTTGGCCGACCCACGCGGTGCCAGGATGTCAAGATTCTCTCCTGCAATGTCGATCAAATACTTATTTGAGTCACCTGTTATTAGGTGCTCATGCCATTCCAGCATATGTTTTGCTGGCGGCTTATCTAGGACCGTACAGAACGTATGGAAGTCAGAAGCTGCTTTGGAGTAAACCGAATCTTGTGCGTCAGCAACCTCATTAGTTGCTTTCTGTGCACGTAATCGAGCTGCTCTGCGATAGGCAAAAGACTCCCGGCTAGGCATATTCCGTACGAAAGACTGTCGTTATACTGATGCTACCTCGGTCCAATTCTGCGTGGCAAAAATCCTCTGGTACGGCGATGCCTGCTCAAACACAGGATTTGGGCGAGTAACACATAGTGTGCTGGAAGAGCTTCATAAGGAACATGAGGTTCATGTAATCGGCATTAACTACAACGGGGATCCTCACGATTATCCGTACCCCATCTACCCCGCAGCCAACGTCCATGTTCAGGACAGATTTGGGATTCCACGGCTGCCGGAAATCGTAAACAAAGTAAAACCAGACGTCATAATCGCGCTCAACGACGTGTGGGTCGTGAATCAGGTTTGGGAACGAATCCAGTTCCTACGCGACACCGTCAAGTTCAAGTTCCTGGCGTATATCCCTATCGACAGTCAGAGCTATGTCCCTGACATGTTTAAGCATCTGCCGAACTGGGATCTGGCTGTAACTTTCACGATCCCTTGCGCTAACAGGATTCTCGAGCATAAGGTCGCAGCTCCTCGCCTCGGAGTCCTCCCCCACGGCGTGAGTCTGGATAAGTTCTTCCCGATGAATCGGGACCAAGCCAGGGATGAGCTTGGATTGCCGAAGGATAAATTTATTGTTTTTAACGGCAACCGAAATCAGCCTCGGAAACGGATCGACCTCACGATCAAAGCGTTTGCCGACTTCGCAGTCGATAAACCCGATACCATGCTGTATCTCAACATGGGCAGCAAGGATCTCGGGTGGGACATCAAGAGCCTCTTCAACCACGAGATGAGCCGCCGTGGCTTGGATCCGAAGCATCGATTGGCGATGACTACGCCAAACGAAATCAACTACATGGCAGCGCCTCCAGACGAACTTTTGAATAAGGTCTATAACGCTGTGGACGTCGGCATTAACACCGCAGACGGTGAAGGCTGGGGTCTCGTAAGCTTCGAACACGGAGCATGTGGAGTCCCTCAGATTGTCCCGAACCACACGGCCTGCGCGGACATTTGGGGTGGCGCTGGTCTTCTCACTGATATTGCTACTTGGGTTCGAGATAAAGATCTGGGTGTCGAGCGTGGTCTTATTTCTACAGACCACCTCAGCAAGCAACTGACTGAGCTTTATGCCGACAAAGATCTCTGCGAGGAGATCGGTCAGAAGTGTTTTGAAGTAACCCAGAAGCCTGACTATCGCTGGGAAAACGTTTCTGCAGGCTTCAGCGCAGCAATCCAGGAGCTGACCAAATGAGCACACAATTTGCCCGTTACGATCACGTCCATCGCAGCGCTCTCTTTCCGATAAAAAATACGACCGAAGAGGGAACACCCACTGTGTACCGACAAGCAGAAATGCTTGGAGGCACCTTCACCCGTATCCTTTACGGATTACCTGATCACGTAGCCGACTTCAGTCCATCGATTTGTACGTACAACGGCCGTACATTCATCGCGTGGCGGACTCAACCAGAAGCTTTCGGCTTCAGGTACGACAACAAGTACTTCTATCTAAACGAGAAACCTACTGAGGTTTGGCTCGGCGAGCTGATCAACGATAAAACTATTGTCGGAGCAAAGAGCGTCCGTCGAAATAAGCACCGTCTTAGCCACGAGGATCCTCGCCTCTTCGTCGGCGGCGATGGCCTGCTTTACCTACAGATGGTGACGTCGGCTTACGCGAGTAAGTACGACAAACGGGATAGTGCATTTACCCAGGCGAAAGTCGCTGTCGCTCTCGTCGACAACGATGGTTATGCCGTATCCGCTGTGTACCCTCCTATCGGAAAAAACAGAGAGAAAGGCGCTGTAGAAAAAAACTGGTGCTTCTTTAATAAGGACGATGAACTCCATTGTCTGTACTCGACAAGAGACATCGTCATCGAGAAGGAGACCAAGCCGAATATCACGATTAAATCGGACGTGTTGAAAGAATCTTGCGGTGACCACGCAACTTTCAACTCGTTGGCTCCTCTTGATCTAGGGGATCGCTACCTCGTGTTTTACCACTGGAAACACATGGCCTTCGAGCCAAATGGTAGTTACTACCTTAAGTATCACCTAGGTGCTTACACCCTGGACAAAGCTCTCACGCGGATTGAGAGTATTACTACCGACCCACTGTTCTCCGGCTCCGTTAACGACGGAATGATCTGGTGGACGAATTACGCTGGGCAGAAAGTATCCAGACAACCCGCTTTGATCCTTCCTTTCGGTGCCCTTATTGAGGGTGACGAATTAGTGATGTCCTGCGGCGTTAACGACGCCTATATGGGCATCTTCCGCACCAAGGTGCAAAACATTCTGGAGAAGATGAAGTCCGTTTAGGACTTCTCTTCCTTCTCCATGATGCTCCAGACCATGAACGAAGAATCTTCGATCAGGTCTGAAATGGCGGGCTGATCCTCGAAGCAGTTGAGCAACTCACGCAGACAGCGATCAGCCCCAGCGAGCAGAAGACCGCGGCGGTCTAATCCGTCGGAGATCGAACGGACAGCTTGAATATGCGAGCGAAGTTCTTTCTGTAAAACAGAAATCTTGGTAGCTGCAGTGGCGTGGTCCAGAGCGCCCTGCAGGCACATATCGCGGACGTTCTGAATGTCCTGCTGCAGATCTGTGATCTCGATCAAAAGGATCTTCCTGAGATCCTCTTTGGGGTATCGCTCCTGAACAAAAGCCGTCAGGTCAGAAATACTTCCTGCGTATCCGGGCCTTAAAAAGCGAGCGTAGAGGTAGGCCTCGATATCACTCGTGGCATTCCTCGCATAAAAAAGAAAAGCCTCTTTTTGAGACTTTTCTAAGGAGTTCAGCCAGGAGCTGACAGTAGTCGAATCGCCAATAGTTGCTGTCATTAAGCAAACATAGCGCGACCGCCAAGAGCCCGCTGGAATCCTTGCTGCTTCAGGAAGTCTTCAGCCCGCGCTTTTGCTTTGGTCACTTCGATTTGACCTTGGACACCAGTTCGAGTCCTTGCGATATCACGCTCAAGTGCTTGGTCTAATGCCACGCTCTGCAGGTTTGCTGCTGCGATGTTCTGAGCCAGTTGGTTCTGTCCGGCAATCGCTTGCTCAGCTGCCCCAGCAATAAGCTCAGGACCGTAAGCCTCAGTTGCGAGTTTCAACTGAGCTTCGCCACGGCGGGCTTCGGTGCCAGCAGATTGCAGACCGAGAGCTTCAGAGCCTCGAATTGCGGTGGCAGTTTGAGCCTGCTGCTGAGCTTCTTGCAGAATCCCGAGCTGACCCTGAGCTGCAAGCTCCATCTCGGACTGAGCGCCCTTGATCTGCTGAGCTTGTTGGGAAAGGGACGAGAGACTTGCTAGTTCTGTCCGTGCC